ATACGGGGTCTATACTCGGAATAATTGGATTAACCAAATAAGCCGATGAATTATTAAGTATAGAAGTTGTGCGTTCAACTTTACGCACTGTTTGATATCTCTTTAAAAGAGATCGAAAAGATAAGGGCTGTTCACCGAAGTGATCCTCACAGATACCCTTATTAGTTGAAGAACTAGCATTTAATGATAGCTCTGAAATAGCAACAGGATAAGAACAAGTCTCACCTGATACTTCAGATTCAGGTTCTATTTCTAAAATAGCTCTAGCCAAAGGCATAGTAGCCGTATTTAGTCCATTCACCTGAAGATTTGGAGAGCGTACATATACGTTAACCGACACGGACGATCCATCTGGAGATTGGAGTGCCGTAAATGGAACTACACCAATGTAACCATTGACGTAATCTAACCCGAATTGAACGGGATTTCCCAAAGTAGTGTTGAGAACAGCTTGTTGTGCATTTTGGTTCTTAAGCCAAGCACGATATGATGCCCACTCTATAGTCATCTCAACAGTTTGGGTTTCTTGTATATCAATAACTTTCATAAATTGCTTATTCAGAGTTAAACTAGCATTTATTAAAGTATATTGAGCCATATTGGGTTCAAAGTAAATAGCCAACTTACCACGATGAAACGCAGACGCGACAATCTCAAATCGGAAAGTGATATCGCCACGCCAAAATGCAAAAGGAGCCACGGCATAAGCCATGGCAGTAGGTTGAACATAATTAATAACGTTTTCATACACGGTACATAGGTTTGGATGAACTCTACAATTATAAATTGATGAACCCATTGGAGTTGCAGAAGGAGACCAAGTAAAAGTGGTGAGATAAGAAGTCCTAGCGGCTATATTAGATATAACCATTTGGTCATCTTGAACACCCACACATGCCCCATCCACTCTCAGTTGTTGATGTTCATCAACAGCCATTTTTCTAGCAACACTATTACCAATAGTGACAGCAGTATTAGAGTACGGAAGATTCCTAAATCGTTCAACGTTAGTTGTTAAAATAGGTCTCGACCATCCAAAAATAGCCGCCATTCTGGACAATGCGCCAGCGGCAAGAGAGGTCGCGGTAGCGAAAGGAGCTAACCATGGCAGCATGGTTAATGCATTGGACACTTCCACAATTCTTGAACTAATCCTCTCAATAGGACCAACAACACGCTCGTCAGGAGACACTTCAGATTCTGTCGTAATCTCAATTTGAGTAGCGGTATTAGTACCAAATTCAACATCAGTCATCCACGCATATACTTGAACATACACATTCGTAGGAGAAGCACTAGCTGAAGCTAAAGTATTAATCGATTGAATGTATAACGTGCCAGCGTCAACCAAATCCGTAAAAGATCCAGTTAAGACGGCAGCACTATTATTGAACAAGCGATGCAACGGTTTGGTCGAAATGAAAGGACAGACAATGTTCAAAGGTGCATTGTCTCTCACGTCCATAATGGAAGAGCCAGTAGCTTGAGACAAATAATTGATCAAAAGTGGACGTGATGCACTGGCAGAAACAACCATGCCTTCTAAAAGCCCTAAAGGCCGATTCAAATTGGCATAAGGTTGATAAGATACAAGAACCTTTGCATAATGGAAAGGCGTACCTGATAATGAAATTCGTACGTTCAAATTAGCCCTAATATAAGCATAGTTTCGTAACTTGGCCTTAACAGAGGGTTGAAGTGTAAATAAATCCCATACATCAAGCTTTAAGTTCAAATGATTCGACATCACCCAAGAAGTACGATATATTTCAACCGGACGACTCAAATAATCATCTAACAAATTAAAATTTGAACTACCAATAGTAGTATCACCTTTCTTTCCTGCAGAGGTAGATCCGACATCTTCTCCAGCTATGTCCGTAAAATTCTCATTAGACACACTAGTCGTAACAGGACCATCAGAAATGGAACCTAATACGTCACTCTCGGACCGGATTTCAACCTTACGGTCTAATATCCGCTTACACGATCGTATAGTGGCATCGAGGTCATCTAATACGGTTTGATATTTCTTCAAATCGAAAATTTCCCTCTTCTGAGACAACGAAACAAGTCGCGAAGATGAACGTTGTAGTTGTGTGAGCGAATGGTTAACAAACGAGGTAACATTATCATTTAAATACTGTGTCACTAGCTCACGTTGAGCGACACATAGATAATATAGTTCATCAATGTTTCTCGCGGAATCAATTGTTAATTTAAGCAGTTTTGCAAGTCATTTCATACCCCAGACAAACGACTTATTTTGTAAGGGGTGGTCGGGCTGATAAGAATTTTCTTTATTTAACTAGGCCTCTGTCTTATCACATTAAGCACGCTATTCCTAGAAAATGTCCCCCCTAAGGTGCCCAATCTTGGAGGGGCAATTAAATGTGATTACTCATCATTCCCAAATATCATATGCCTTATTTGAGCATATGAAGGGAAAGATTGTAATTCACCATTACAGTAAAAATTACTGTATTCATTTATGAGCTGATCGCGTATAGCATTAAACTCATACTCCTCAAAATGCATGAAGAGTTCTATCAGTACTGAATTAACCGTACCTTTAATTTGATCCAGTTCACTTACCGCATTAGACGGCAATGTCCAAGTCAATGATTTGGACAAGGAATTAGGATCTAAAATAGCGACATATCGCTTCAAATCAGGTTTATACCTAAATTTACGCTTCAAATATGAACAATCAAAGATTGAAACATATTTTTGTAAGAGACTACTTTTATTAGGAGCGGTAAAATTTATATTAAAATGAACTCTACAAAATTCACTATAAGTTTGAATATTGAACCTGTCAACACAATCACTACGAACAGCGCCAATTACATCATCACCGTAAGTCCACGGCTTAAACCCTTCCTTATAAGGAACGTCCTTAACCAACAACTTCCATGCATAACGCAGCATAATCTGACCTCGCATAGAATTATCCTCAGCGGTACCATACTTTCCCGAAGGTTGTTGCCCCGGAACCGTAAAAACATCTCCCATCATATTCACCGTCGTAAACAATGCATCGGATAAAACCGAAGATACTACAGTGAGTGATGTTTGATTATACCCTAAGCGTTGGGCTAACAAGTAGGTTAACGTACTTGCAGCCAAACCAACGTCAAATGGAGTACGAATATCAAAATCCGAATAATCTCCCTCAAATATATAATTTGAAAACCCTGATAATTCCCTATGTAATTCATCAAACCCAGTATATGCATTTATACCCACTGAGGTACGAAACACGTCCCCATGCTCAACCATTAACGAGTATAATGGACACAAAAACATCCGAGCTACAATCAAATTATCTAAAGGAGAAATATAGAAAACCCTCGTCTTAAAAGCCGCTATCTTCTCAATAGAACGAGCCTCATCCTTAAGATGGGCATCACAAATTGGCCCAGATGATATGCCTTTCATATAATTACGCAAAGTGCGCGATATCTTACTCGTTAACTCAGGAGTAGGAACTCGTGTAACATCATCATCAGACAATGGCAAATAGATATTCTTCTTTCCTTTAAAGCCGAAACCTGATCCAGTGGATACATTGATTCGCCTAATGAAAGGATCCTCAACCACACCATTTATCGCACATGACACGGTAAGTGGTGAAACTTTGGTTATCCCACGGTCTTGCAAAGCATTAACTATATCATCAAAGTACTCAGAAATAACTTCATTTAAAATATCTTGATCTAATGGAGGGGATACGTTCTTCATGGCTCGCAATGCATTATTAACTGGGGACCTGTATTCATCTCCTTTTCCAGTAGCTCTCATCTTTGGTTTTCCAACTTGCTTAAACCCAGAAACATGGAATGCCTTACATAATATATCATCATATTTGGCATAATTTTCCAGTTTATATAATTTGCTCTTCGAAGGAGGAATCACATTGCCTACTAATTTTCCATAATACTTAACATTTCTCATGTCTTCATAACGGAAAGGAGAATTTTGGTTGGGCGCTTCAAAACTTACGTCTGGAATTGCACTCTCAGAGGCTATTTGGATAAATGTATCCTTAGCAAAAAATTCTCTAGCTTTGTCTACATGCTCTCGTAACACAACAGTTGCGAATGAAGCTTCTTGACCCTTTGCTGTGCCAGCATGAATACCAGCAATAACCGCCGTATTAGCTTTAGCTACTACAAGTGGTATACCACAGATCCCAACTCGATGTTCAGGATAGGAATATCGCCAAGGATCAACAATAACATGTTGTCGCCCATCAATAGCTCCAGTCCAAAATACTTCACTCCTTACAAGCGAGGCAAATACGTCACTACCTCTAAAACAAGCCTGATAAGAGTTAGACACAAATGGATGCTCAGAAAAATGACAAGTGATGTCTCTAAATCTCATGCCGATCAATCGTATAAAAGACAAATCATTGCCCATATCAATCGTATTCTGACGATGTACTATGCACTTACGCACAATAGTGGGTCGTTCATCTCCAATATTCGAGACCAATGAAACACTGATGGTCATTTTCCCATCACGCAATGCATGAGTATTTATCATAGCTATATCTCCAAACACACCACAGATGTGGGTAAACTCATCACGGACACCAGCAGATTCAATACCAACCTTTCGAACATTCGCAAACACTGAAGGATAAAGTAGTGACGGTTTTCCCTTAAAAGGAC